AGAAAGAAAAGAATTTCATTTGACCTCTTCAATTTCATCAAGGGTTATATCTGCAAAGTCATGCTCTTGGGCAAAATCTGCAAAATTAGTTAAGTCCATATGACATGAAATTTCAGATTCCAGTTGGATTGTTTCATGGTCTTCCAAATACATACGGACAATAGAGGGGTCAATTTCTTTACCGGTCGGTGGTAATAAATCCCCTACAAAAACAGAAGATATTTTATACGTCTCTTGTATCCACGCTGGTCGGGTAATCCGAATTATTTTTTCAGATTTACCACCAAAATGTTTCCGGTATGCGTCGATATTTTTCTTGCAACCTTCCACCCACTTTTGGAATGCACCGTGATAAACATCGTCGATTGAACCAACCGTCCATGTAATATTTTTATCATCAGTTGAAACTATTTCATTACAATCACCCGACATATCATCACAGACATTTGTCAGGTTCTGCCACGCAGTTGTGAATTGTGCAATTGCACTCTCGACATTATCTATGTCGTCGGGAGTTATTCTATCATCGTATTTCATATTTCCTCTAAATTAAAATGTTATTAACAAAGCACCCATTGCTTTATCCGCAATGCCTCTCCAAATGGAAAGGCATTAAAGATAGGCATCAGTCTGCTGATTTTATTCCCCCATGTTTTTTTAGAATCTCCTCCACTACTGACATTGGAACCCACCCGAAGATATGCTTTTTAAAATTCTTCTTATGGTATGGGAGACAATGTTGATAAGGTTTCAAAAGACTCTCATATTTACTTGGGAATCCTAATTCAAATGATCGAGGGAAATGTGGTAATGGATCATTTAACTTTTTGACTTCTGGTGATGAATAATGTCCAAAACCACATTGAACACTAATCCTGAATCCATCTTGACAAGTAATTTTAGGAAGTATAAATCCGTCAATTAAATTGTCTCGATGGTTTTTAATGTAGGTTCTAATTTCATTCATATTATACCTCTCTTTCTGATCCGCCAAACCAAACAGGGATGGTTTCCAGACCAACGATGTTAGTTGCAATAGCCCCTGCATCATTGCCCTCGTCATCCGCCATTGGAGAGATGACAATAGGCGTATCACCACCGTTATCAAGGTAAATGTTGACAGCAGAATGATACCACCCATATTTTCGGGTTTCCTGTTTGTCCATGTATTCCACTTTGATTATTTTTTTACCAACTAAATGGTCAGCGACTTTCTTTGCCCACCATTGTTTGGAATACTCAATGTCCTCTATTTTTTTAACCGTCATATTCCTCCTCTTCATATACACTACCACAAACCAAGCATTCGTCTTGGTCTGGCAAGTGTGGTGTCTCTGTATCACAAGGTGTGCAGTATGACCATTCTAAATTATAGCCTGAGTCTATAAGACTATTTACTAAATCATACACAAGAGTTGCTCCGCCTTTTCTGTGTTCAGCATCCCCCAATCCTTCAGCATACAATGTTTCACATATATATAATAATGTATCTGGGTCAAGTTTTCTCATATTCCTCCTTATAGTATTATTACGATTATCCACATTAATATTGAAAAGATAAATATAATAGCAGTTTGTCTGACTCTTTTTTCTGCTGTTGTATATTCGTTCATGAGCACCCGTCGCAGTTAAAATGTTTTTCATTCGTCAGAGATTCAATTTTTTCCTGCTGTACTCCAACGTAGATACCGTTGCGATAATCCGATCCGGCTATTTCGTCTGATGCACGAAAATCATTATTTTCAGGATTCTCACGTGGCCTATCCCAATAACTCGGTCTTATATAAAATCTTGTACGTCTCATATTATCCTCGATTTTAGATTAACCAGTTTAAAAAAACTGGAGTAGGAACAATTCCTACTATAAGACACATTGATATTTTGAATGTGTCCTAACTAGAAATTATTTTTTTATTGTTTGTATGGAAACCAATCACCGTTTAGAATGTATTCAATGTAACCATTGCGTGTTAAATGATTATAAAGTGCTACATCAGTTTTTAGTAAATGGTTTAGTTTTTTGACCCTGTCTTTTACTTCTTTATTATCATATGGTGTTTTAATGTCATCACCCATTTTGCTTCTCCATTGGTTTAAATTAATATCTTGAATGTACAGCTATTACTCGCCATTCTTCTGCTTGTGTCCATCGGGAAAATAAATCTTTGGCATATTCTTCTGCCTCCAATTTGTTTTCAAATTCCAGAGAATTGCTATACCACGTTTTGTCACCGAATACTTGAACTTCTGCTTTGTACATATTCCTCCATTGGTTATAGTTTGAAATTTCACAAATTGAGTACTCGCAAAGATTCGTAGCAGATGATCAATCCGCTCGATAGAAAATTTGCACCCTCCACTCCATACAAGTTTCCATACGGAAACCATTTCAGAAACCACTACAGTTTCACACCTCCTCAATTTGTGTGGCCATCGTGTTCGGTCGTGGCCGGCCGGCCGTTCGTGATAGATATGATAGAAAAATCCGAATGATAGAAGAAAATCAGATCCGATCTGACAATCTAGTGCCAGATCGAACCCGATTGATTTTTAAAAGTCTGGAATCCAGACGTTGACGTCGTACCATGCACCCAGTTTTTTTGTTCTCAAAATTCCTGCTTTGCCTTTACAAGAAAATGAAGCACTTTCCGGATTCATTATATGGTTTTTCATTTCTGCGAATGTTAAACCTTTTTTGATAATGCGTTGTGTTCCTGCAATGGAAAACACACGGACGACATTATGTGAACCAATATTTTCAATCATATTCCTCCAAATTTTAAAAGTTAAAATTATAATCCTCGTTTGATCAATAAATACTGAGGATTCAATCTATGTAAACAACGTGTACGGATTGCAATTTGCCGGAATGGATAGAGCACTTTTTCCGGTTTATTTACTGCACGTTTAGTTTTTTGTTTTTCAATAATCATATTCCTCTATTGGTTAAAGTCAAAAGCTGGCTACACTTACAAGAGCTTGCTTAGATTTGTCTTGTAAAACCTCCGGTTCATGATACATCTCCTTAATATCTTAATGTATCGTACCTGCCAAACCTCACCAGCTTATTGGTTAAATTAATCTAATCCATCTGTACCATTATCGCATGACGGACATGAAACTAAATTGAGCGGATTAATATACCACCCTTTCTCAAATGCAATTCCGCCAACCACGTCGGCTAAAGAATTCCATTCGTTATGATTAATTTGCCGACCAAAATCGATTGACCCTAATTCTTCAGATTCAATCATTACGTTGTCTTCGCATTGGTCGCAATAAATGTGAACCTTGTCTACGTATATACCCATATTATTCTCCATGTTTAATGAAAAGGATAAGAAGTCGAAAAGTTGGAAGTGTCCCAACACATCCGACAATCCAAGCATTTACCTTTTTGCTTGTATGCCATGCATGTCTGACTCCCGTCCGTTACAACTTCGGATACTTGCACATTTAACTTTTTTGCAAGTTTATCAGGTGAACCACCGTCGACCATGTTGCCAGATAACCGGACACATATGTTCTCAGGAAATGCACCGTATTTATTAACATAGTCTTTGACTATTTTTTGTTCCTTGGTTGGCAACCAATGCCGGACATCGGGCGTTAACTTTACAACTTCAACAATCATTTTTAAATGATCGATGCTTTGAATGTCGCCGGAATCATGCCAGCGGAAAACATCATGTTTTCGAGTTGTCAACAAATATACCATTGCATCAATCCAGTTTTTGCGCTCGTTTAAGAATTGCAAGGCTTTCATAGTTATTTGAAAGCGTAACTCCAATGCATTCTTAACGCATTTGAAGTTGTAACAATTCCGCAACGCATAACACATATAACAAACAGAACCGGCAACCTTCGCCAACCTTGCACCAACTTTGCAATATTTCGCTGGGATGGAATAACCAAAACAAGGCATTTTTTCTGGGTTAGATAATCCGCCGACGATTTGCGACGCTTGTTTAATGTTCATATTCCTCCAAGTTTAGTTTAGGGTTTACTTTTTCCAAGTTAAATTAACTTCATAGGCTGGATTAAATGTAACTTCTATTAATTCAGGATTAACGATATTTAATTTATAAAGCTTATGCTTTTGCATTAATTCAAATAAGTCTTTTTCCAATGAAGTTAATCCGCAATAAGATGTGTCTTTTGCGAAAACTTCATGACCATCTTCATATTTTGCTTCGTATGCTGTCCATGTTTCGGTACTCATATTCCTCCAACAAATGTTACAGGGATGAAAAATATTTAAAATCAAATTGCATTTGATACAATCTGAAAGGTAAGTTTTTTCTTACCCTCTATATATAGGTGCAACATTACAAGCACGTTTTTTCTCCGCAGATGCAGTGATTGCAACGGATTGCAAGCGTCTTGTGTCGGACGGTTTTTTAGTAGGGTCGATTTGAAGGCAAAAAAGAATAAGATATTAACCCCGAAGCAACATCGATTTGCAATATTGTATGCTGAAAATGGCGGGGACATGTCCGGCGGAATGATCTGCAAAAAAGCTGGATATTCTGGAACATCAGAACAATGTAAAAGATTATTGGATAATGAATCAATAAGCGGGGTTATCGATGCACATCGAAAAGACATCCAAATCCTGAGCGGGTTTAGTCGTGCCCGCATGATTCGGGAATTAGACGACATTAAAACCAAATGTATATCAGATAATAACTACGGACAGGCATTGCAAAGTTTAAAGCAAATTAGCGATGTCCTGCATTTTTCTGACAAGACGACGACGACCAAACAAATCAGTTTGAATCTGTCTTTCGAGGAATTACTTGCACGTTCAAAGGCAATTGATATCACGCCGGACGACGTTGCACAATCTCAAGAAATAGGACATCGGTCTCTACCCGACATCGGTGACCCTGAGACCGACCCGATTCCTGACCTGGCAGCATGATAGATTTTTTTTGGGGGCGGGGGGATCCCGGTGCCCCCCATATATATACATAAAGTAGTTACTCTCGTTGATACACCAAGTACTGCGTGTACAGGGTCAGGATTCGTCTCCACCTGGCTCTCAGTCCCCGTTTGGTTAAGCACCTCCCAAGCGGGGGCGCTTCGTGTTGATTTTTTTCTCCCTCTAATTAAGAATGATCCCTAATTTTTTGAATTGAGGTGTTCCTCACGATAAAAGGATTCTATGCGATCTTTCATCGGGGCGGTAGCCCTATTTATGGCCGTTTCACTGGTAAATCCGACCGGTGCAGGCGATATGTCGAATGTCATTATTGTGGAAGTTCCGCAAAAAGTGGCACCCGTGGAGAGAAAACGAGTAAACAAAGAGGAATTAGACTGTATGGCTTCAAACATCTACTTTGAGGCTTCAACCCAGCCCAGAGTTGGGAAAATAGCCGTTGCCCAGGTTACTATGAATCGGGTTAGGAGTCCCGAATTTCCAAATTCTGTATGTGAAGTTGTATATCAAGGGCCAAAAAACGATAAAAACTCGAAATTGTGCCAATTTTCGTGGTATTGCGACGATAAACCCGACGTAATCCGCAGCAAAAGGACATGGAGGGAGTGCGTTTTCGTGGCCAAATACGTTATGTTGGGCGGGGTGCCCGATATAACCCATAATTCAACCCATTATCACGCAGATTACGTGAACCCCTGGTGGGCTAAAAAGATGAAGCTCATCATAAAGTTAGGGGATCATATCTTTTATAGACCAGAGCAAAATGTGCAATAATACGACATGTGAGTGCGAGAATTGTACCTGTAATATAAGGAAAATTGGCAGAACAGCTAAGTGAAGAAGCTATAATAGCCTTGATCCAGAGGCTAAAGGCGGAGCCGGAGTTTTACTTTGAAAACTGTCTAAAGATTCAACGTTTCGGGACAGGTGAGCTTGTTCCGTTCACCTTGAATCCCGTCCAAAGGGTTCTCCACCACATGATGGAGCGCCAGCTCAAGGAATTGGAGCACATCAGGATGATTGTCCTGAAAGCTCGGCGATTTGGGATGTCCACCTATGTTCAGGGGCGTTTTTTCCGACATGCCGCCCTGAATAGAAATAAGGTGGTCCAGATCACCACCCACAGTAAGGCAGCTACCGACGTAATGTTCTCCATGACAAGGACAATGGAGCAGAATCTTCCAAAGGAGGTGAAGCCACAGCTAAAGTACAGTGGTAAGCGTGAACTCCACTGGGGAGCGGATGGAGGTGGCCTCAATTCAAGTTATTCCTTATCTACAGTAGGCGGACGTGAGGTGCGTGGAAGCAAGATCGACTATTTACACTGTAGTGAAGTCGCTTCCTGGGGACACGGGGGGGAGGACTTTCTTCTCGGCCTGCTGAACTGTGTCGTTCAGGGATTTGACACGGAGGCGGTAATTGAGAGTACAGCCGCCGGTGTAGGCGGGGTATTCCACGACATGTTCTGGGACGCATTTAATGGAGATTCAGGCTGGGAAGCAGTTTTCTTTCCATGGTACATCTATGAGTATTATTCAAAGGAGTTCGATGGAGAGGACGAGAAAAAGCAATTCGAGGACAGTTTGGGTAGTGACCCACGGTATGGAGGTGAGGAAGAATCTAAATTACTGGGCGTGGGATGCGAGTACGACATTGGGCTGGATGAACCTGTCAGTTTTACTGTTACCCTCGAAAACCTCAACTGGCGCAGACAGTGCATTAAAACCCAATGTCAGAACGATATAAGGAAGTTCCACCAGGAATTCCCTACAACGGCAAGGCAGGCATTTGTCACAACCGGCAGGAGCGTCTTTGACCAGGAGGTGATGAACGAACTGGTAATGGCTTCCGAGAAGAGGCAGAGACTGACTCCAAGCGAGGGTTTCTATATTCCCGTACATGCATACAAAGAGGGAAAGTCCAAGGAGAAGTACGTTATTGAGGCGATGGATGAGGGAGACCTTCAGCTTTGGAACCGTCCGGTAAAGAACAGGGAATACCGCATTGGAGTGGACGTATCGGAAGGACTGGAGATTGGACGTGAGACAGACTGGAGCGTAGCCGTTGTTATAGACGCAGAGCAGTACGAGGAGGTAGCGTTGCTGCGGACAAAGATCGATCCAGATCTACTGGCATGGCAGTTAACCAGCCTTGGCCGGTGGTACAACAACGCCCAGCTTTTTGTGGAGCGCAACAATCACGGACTGGTGACTTTGAAGTTTCTCTCTGACGTGCACCTGTATCCAAACGTATACAGCGAGAAGATACTGGACGAGAGGTCGTCCCGAACTGCACGTAAGCTGGGGTTCCATACAACGGTAAAGAGCAAACCGTTGATTATAGATTATTTGAAAGAACTCATTAGGGAGCGGGAATTAAAGATCCATTCTCCAAAGATTCTGGATGAGCTACAAACTTTCGTTAATTTTCCCAACGGCAAGATGGCTGCACAATCCGGTAGCCATGATGACTGTGTAATGGCACTAGCGATTGGTGCTTTTGGTTGCAAGATGTTTCCCGCAACGCCAGTCTGGGAAAAAATGATGACTCCTTGGAGGGGGAAGCCAATTATCAAAAACTATACACCCTCAAGGATATGAAATATTTTTTAACAGAAATAGTTGAAGAGAGAGGAATCTCTGTACAGGAGTGGCGAGACGGAGTTGGTGTTGCAGAGAGCACGGCCCGCTGGCACTTAAAGGCAAAGCCACCACGAATACCAGAACCCAAGTGCTGGGATAGGATTGCAGGGTTTCTAAAACTGAGCCGCAAGGAAGTGGAGCGGATGTTCAGGCAGGAACTGGAGGCACAGGGACGCATCCTTGGCTGTCAGATATGCAAAAAGGAGATCCTGCAATTCAGCAGCAGGAAGTATCTCTGTGGCTCAATTGATTGTTTACGTGAGTATGATCGTACAAGGAAGGCTTCACAGAGAAAGAAGGTTCACAAGTGGAAGCGGCTGAATGAAAATGATTTTGCCAACATTGCAAACAGGGGAAAGAACACCCGCCAGATCACGCAGACGGAGATT